CTATCTTTGCGTCAACTTTAATTCTGTTACCTAAGAAGGAACACACATACCTCACTGCTTATTATCAGCATTTTACCTATTTACCCCTAGTTACATAGCAATTTCTAACGTAAGATAAATTCATTTTATTTACTTCTGTACGTTCTTGCAGATTGAAACCTTTCAGATAGATTTGTGTTGTTTTTATAGATTTGTGGCCTAATGATTCACTTATCATTTCAATAGGAACTCCGCGATATTTAGCTGTTGTTGCCCAAGAGTGACGGAATATGTAGAATATAAAAACAAAACACAAGAAAAATGCAATTATTGCACAATATATCAATGTATATCAGGTTTTTATAAAAAGAATGTAGAATTGCATTTATTGTTGATTTTAGCCATCGATAGTGTTATTTACAGTTTTTATGTTACTATTTTGTTATGCAAAAATGCTTGTTTTTCGATTAAAATTCTTATCTTTGTTGTAGAAGAAAAAATAAGCAATTCAAGTATATGGCTCGTACCAAGAAAATAGAATCAACCCCTGTGCGTATCCGGTTCAAGGAACTGGAAAATGGGAACAAGTCTATCTATCTCGATATTTACTATGAGAAGAAAAGAAGGTATGAGTTTCTGAAATTGTACCTTATCCCAGAGAACTCATCGGAAGCAAGAAAGCAAAACAAGCATACGATGAAAGCTGCCGATGCAATAAGGGCACAACGCATTCTTGAAATATCGAACAACAGAACACCCGTAACCATTTCAGAAAAGACAAAGGTTTTATTGGTTGATTGGATAAATGAGTATAAGAACAGGAGTATTCAACAAGGAAAGACGTCATCAGAAAGCCATGTACATTCGGCCTTAAAACAATTGCAAAAATACAATGACAAAGCTCGTTTGTGTGATGTGGATAAGGATTTCCTGGATGGCTTTGTTGAATTTATGAAAGGGCAAAAAGCAAGGCGAACCAAAGCCCCTTTTGCAAGAAAGACCATATCCCATTATCTTGGGATTATCATTACAGCCTTGAATATGGCGGTTGATGATGGTGTGTTGCCTGTAAATCCCGGATTGGCGATTGACAGGAAAGCCATTTGTGGTGAAGAAACTCCACGTGAATATCTGACCATTGATGAAGTTCGCAAACTCATAGAGGTGGATGCACCAAGAGCAGATGTGAAAATTGCATTTTTATTTTCCTGTTTCTGTGGATTGCGGTTAAGCGATGTCCGTGCCTTGCAATGGAAAAAAATCATTGAAGACAACGGGAATATTCACCTGGAGTTACGACAAAAGAAGACTGGACGGATGCTGTACTTGCCACTTAACAAGCAAGCGCAAGCTTATTTGCCTCGCACAAGGGGAAGTGCTGAAGACGGTGTGTTTTCTCTTCCTTGCACGGCTACCATTGATTTACAGTTGAAAAAGTGGGCCCAAAATGCGGGAATCAATAAGAACCTGACCTATCACATGAGTCGCCATACCTTCGCAACAATGGCGCTTACCATGGGGGCGGATTTGTACACAACCAGCCAGTTGCTTGGTCATGCCGATGTAGAAACAACACAAGTTTATGCAAAAATCATAGATGCTAAAAAAGAAGCTGCTGCATTGTTAATAGATTCTCTATTTTAATATTTAACAATCTTATTTTTATCTAAAATTATACAGTACGTATTGTTTAATTAAAACTGCTGTGTATATTTGTATTTTATAGAAACAGTCTCTTTATGCCTGTTTTTCACAAAACTATGTTATCCATTATTGTATAGTAACATTAATCAAGATAATAAAATGCAATTAATCTTTTCATGAATAATAGTACAGCAAAGGTGATATGGCACGTAAGAAAAAACAAATTAAAGTAAAAGAACCTGTCCGTTTACGTTTTAATGAACTCAAAGATGGCAGAAAGTCCATTTATTTGGATATTTACCACAGTGGCCGAAGAACTTACCAGTCATTGAAACTCTATCTTGTACCAGAAACGGATGTGTCGGCACAAATCCAGAATGCCAACACGCTCGCAATGGCTAATGCCATTAAAACCGAAAAAATATTGGATTTGACTAACAAGATGGCTGGTATCACAGACCGTTCGTATAAAGCGAATATGCTTTTTACAGACTGGATGAGAATTTATCGGCAAGATGTGGAAAAACGGGCTTCGGCATCTACACTTATTTGGATAGATCGGGTTATCAATGAATTGGAAGAGTACGATAATAGTGTTATCCTTGCAGAAATAAACCGGGATTACATCATGCGATTTCTCAGCCACTTACTCGACAGACCCGCACTTACCCGTGACCATAAGCAACTGGCCAAAAATACGGTTTTCATTTACCTTTCTTATATACGGGCTGCACTGAATTATGCAGTCAAGGAGAACTTGCTCCAATCAAGTCCATTCAAAAAAATCAAACGGGATATGCTTTCAGGCTCGGAAACCAAACGTGAATATCTTACAGTAGAGGAAGTAAAACGCCTTATTGCAACTCCTTGCCGCCGGGATGATATGAAGGCTGCATTCTTGTTTTCCTGTTTCTGCGGTTTGCGCATCATGGACATCAAAAACTTGTGTTGGAAACATATCAGTAAAAACGGGAATAGGTGGCAGGTAGAGATACGCCAGTATAAAACCGGCGCATTGTTGTATTTGCCATTGAACATGAATGCCCGGAAATGGATGCCGGAACAAGGGGATGCTTCTTCTGAAGACCGAGTATTTCCCAAGTTAAGTATTTGGTATAAAAGCATACTTCGTGATTGGGCCACAGATGCCGGAATCGAAAAAACTTTTTCATTTCATGTCGCGAGGCATACGTTCGCAACGCTGGCCTTGACCGCAGGGGTTGACATCTATACAACGAGCCAATTACTGGGTCATGCCAATATCAGACATACTCAGAGGTACGCACAAATCATCAATTCTAAGAAAGACCATGCCGTCTCCCTTTTGGACGACGCATTTATTCAATAACTTAAAACAACAGATTTATGAAGCGTAACCGTAGAAATGCTTGCCTTTTTTTAAAACAAGAGGCTGGCAAACAAGCCGTACAAGAGTGCCAACAATGAACGTAATGAACTTTTTGCCTTACTGAAAGAAGCCTCTTTCATTTACCGAAAGGAAGTTCTTGGCGAGGGTAAATTGTATGAACTGTATGCGGAGGATTTTCTGAATGGCCATTATTACAGTGACCACCGCGATGCTGCCGGGAAAAACGGACATCGGAAAAATATCGGTATTCTCAGGGGACTACTGATGAAACGTAAAGACCTCGTGGAACAATTCTTCTCCCATGTGCTTTTTGCTCCCAACCGTATGGATGAGTTACTTCGTCTGTTCAACACAACGAAAGCATCCTCCGGTTTGAAAGAAGAACCGGATAAGCCACGTCCTGAAACGAATCTCCAGACCATGTCTTTGGGTAGCTTTTTGAATGATAACCAATTGAGCCTCATTGCACATTGTGCGAATGAGGCTCAACTTTTTACAACCTCTGTGGATGTGGAAATACTGCGTTCTCTTTTGGAAGGCACATTGCATCGACCGTTGAAATCCACCAATAACCGATTGGTAGCTTTCTTTTTCGACCGGTTGTGCCACCACCGTCTCATTCTCGGACGTTGGGAACATCTGTTGGAACAGGCCGGTTCCATATTGGGGTCAAAAGACGGCCGCCCGCTCAAACACGGTCAGTATTCCAGTGCGCTTAGTCTTGCCAAGAGCAATCCCAACAGTATGCAGGGGGTAATCAGCCAATGTGTACAAACAGTCAAGGAAATGACAGAAAGAAACACAACGGATAATAAATGACACAGAAAAGGATAACAGTTCGGATAACATTCCCGAACTGCTACTCTCCTTTTTCCCATTGTTGAAAACCATGACTTTACCTTTGCCCCCGAAGCGATAAAGTTTCGGGGCATCACTCCCCATTGTCTAACTCAAAAAAATATGATATGAACCAACAAAAAGAAAGGAATTGTGTGGCAGTACCCTGTTCATCGTGTCTCCTGAAGCTCAGTATGCTCCAGAAGCAGACGGAGAAGATTGAAAATATGCTGTTCAGCATCAAGCAAACACTCAATTTCAAAGAAGCCTGCCTGTATATGGGGCTGTCAAAAAGCCAGTTGTACAAACTTGCCAAGAACGGGCATATCCCCCACTACAGACCGTCCGGCAAACTGTTGTATTTTAACAAGCAGGAATTGGACGA